CCCTTTGCCATTCAGAATTTTCACAGTATGCTTTACGTTGAGTATATGGGTGTAAAATGGAAGATTTCAAATGTTGAAGTCGTATATCCAAGGCTTTTGTTGACTATAGGGGAGGTGTACAACGATGAACAGGATTGATTTACAGAATAAGCTGGAAGAAATTTTAGGAAGTCGTAACGTATACTTCCAGCCCCCTGAGTCAATAAAGATGAATTACCCGGCAATTGTTTATTCGCGAAGCGATATGAAAAATGATTTTGCCGACAATAAAGTGTATATGCATTCTCATGTGTATACCATAACAGTTATTGACAAAGATCCAGACAGCGCAGTTGTTGAAAAAATTGCAGAGCTTCCACACTGCAAATTTAACAGGAATTTCAAATCTGGAAATCTTAATCATGATGTATTTATATTGTATTTCTAAAAAGGAGGAAACAAACTATGAGATTAAAATGGGATCAGACCGGGGAAAAGACTTATGAAACCGGTGTCAGCAATGGTGTATTGTATCCACAGAAAAGCGATGGTTCTTATGACCATGGTGTTGCCTGGAATGGGTTATCATCTGTTAATGAGAGTCCTTCGGGTGCGGAACCTACCAAAATTTACGCAGACAATATTGCGTATTTGACGCTTATCAGTGCGGAAGAGTTTGGGGCTACTGTTGAAGCCTATACATATCCGGATGAATTTGCAGAGTGTGACGGTTCTGCTGAGGTTGCAGATGGTGTAACAGTAGGACAGCAGGATCGTAAGCCGTTCGGTATGGCTTATAAGACGATTGTCGGTAATGATACGGAGAAGAATGCACACGGCTATAAGCTACATGTGATTTATGGGGCAACGGCGGCTCCGTCAGAGAAAAGCTATGGTACGGTCAATGACAGCCCTGAAGCTATAACATTTTCATGGGAACTCAGTACCACACCTGTGGAAGTTGCAGACTATAAGCCTACGGCTTCCATCACAATTGACAGCACAAAGGCTGACAAAGAGAAGCTCAAAGCTCTCGAAGACATCTTATTTGGTTCGGAAGAATCAGAGGCAAGGCTGCCGCTTCCTGATGAAATTATCACCCTTATGAAAAAGGATGTACAGGCAGCAGGCTAATGGAATGTAAAACATAATAGACATTTTTTAGGGACGTATTCACTCAACAGGTTTACGTCCCTTTTTTTTATTGAAAGGAGATAGAAAACATGTTAAAGAAGACCATTAAATTTATTGATTATGCCGGAAATGAAAGGACTGAGGACCATTATTTCAATCTCAACAAATCAGAGGCTACAAAGATGGAGTTAAGCACAACCGGCGGTTTAACACAGATGATTGAGAACATTATTGCGGCACAGGACAATCCTGCCATTATAAAAATCTTTGAGGATTTGATTCTTAAATCTTACGGAAAGAAAAGCCCGGATGGGCGTAGATTCATGAAATCAGAAGAGATTTCAAGAGACTTTATGGAGACAGAAGCATATGACCAGTTATTCATGGAGCTGATTACAGATCCGAAGAAAGCTGCGGCTTTTGTAAACGGCGTTATTTCATTTAATGAAAAGGACATCAGTAAGGGCGCACCACAGGGAACAAACGTTACCCAGATTCCGCAGAATGTATCTGCCAATGATAAGCCAATGGGTTAAAGAGAGGAGTTGACAGAGGATGCTTCAAATAACTATTCCAGCGAGAGACGATTTGTGGGATGAAGCCAATGGAGAGTTTGTTACATCAAAAGAACAGAAACTTGTTTTGGAGCATTCTTTAGTTTCCCTTTCAAAATGGGAATCAAAGTGGTGTAAACCGTTTCTCTCAAGGCAGGAGAAGACAACCGAAGAAACAATAGATTATATACGATGCATGACGTTGACACAGAATGTCGATCCGAAAGTTTATAACTTTCTTACAGAAGAGAATATTCGTGATGTCAATGCTTACATCGAAGCCCCTATGACAGCAACATGGTTTTCAAACAGTAATACCGGTAAACAGAATCAGGAACAAATTACAGCCGAACTTGTGTATTACTGGATGATAGCATTAAATATTCCATTTGAATGTCAGAAGTGGCACTTGAACCGCCTGCTCACTTTGATACGTGTGTGCGAAGTTAAGAATTCACCGCCAAAGAAAATGAGCAAGCGTGAAATATTAAGTCGTAATGCTGCTTTGAATGCAGCTAGAAGAAAACAATTAAATTCAAAAGGATAGGAGGAAAAAAGATGAAATCGAGACAGAAAGTAGTTGACTTGGTTAAATCGTGGGAAGGTAAAAAAGAATCCAATGGAACTCATAAATCTATTATTGATATTTACAACGGATATAAGGGTAAACTCCCCCGCGGTTTGAAGATGCAGTACGATTGGTCGTGGTGTGCATGTACGTGGTCGGCATTGGCAATTAAGCTGGGTTATACAGCCATTATGCCAATAGAGATTAGCTGTGGTTATCTGATTGATGCTGCTAAGAAAATGGGCGTTTGGAAAGAGAACGATGGTTATATTGCACAGCCCGGAGATACTGTTTTATATGATTGGGACGATAGCGGCAAGGGTGATAATACGGGATGGCCTGATCATGTTGGAACAATTATCGAGACGCATAAGTCTGCCGGTTACTTTGTTGTGATGGAGGGCAATTACAGCGATTCCGTCAAAAAGCGTACTTTATCCATCAACGGTAAATATATTCGTGGATTCATTACGCCTAAGTATGACAACAATACTGTTTCCGAGCCGAAGAAAGAGGCTGGAAAAGACGTGAAGACTATCGCTCGTGAGGTAATCGCTGGTACATGGGGTACAGGCGATGAACGGAAGAAATCCCTTGAAAAAGCTGGATATAATTATTCGGCGGTACAAAAGATGGTGAATCAGATTCTGAACGGAAACGCAGTTGTTACAGTCAACAAAGTTCAGAACGAAAACCAGAAAATTTCCAAAAAGGTTACCGCTACATGTGCAGCAAAGAAAGTTGACAAGTCTTTAGCTGGTACATATAAGACGACCGCAGATTTGTATTGCCGTAATGATGCTGGAACAAACAAGAAGGCATTGTGTCTTATTCCGAAAGGAACGAAAGTGCAGTGCTTTGGATACTACAATGTGTCCGGAAATTCAAAATGGCTGTATATCCAGTTCACAATCGACGGAGTACAGTATACAGGATTTAGCTCCTGCAATTATTTGAAAAGATAGGTTGGTGATAAAATGATAAGTTTCAGACAAAAGGGCGACTTCTCTAAATTGACAAGATATTTAGAGAGAGTAAAAGAGGTTGCAAAAATAAGCAGCCTCGATAAATACGGTCGAGAAGGAGTAGCCGCCCTAGCGTCTGCAACACCTATCGACAGTTGTACGACAGCCGACTCGTGGAAGTATGAAATACAGCATACAAAAGGTTCGGCAGTAATCAGTTTTCATAATACGAATGTACATAACGGAGTTCCAATAGCAATTGTTTTACAATACGGACACGGAACAGGTACCGGAGGCTGGGTGCAGGGAAGAGATTATATCAACCCTGCTATTCAGCCTATTTTTGACAAAATTTTGGAAGAAGCGTGGAAGGAGGTTACCAGTCTATGAGCAGAACGGTCGATGACAGGGTTGTCGAGATGCGGTTTGACAACCGCCAGTTTGAACAGAATGTGCAGACAAGTTTGTCTACCCTTCAAAAATTAAAGCAGAGTCTTAAGTTAGAAGATTCTGTAAAAGGCTTGGAATCTATTGATTCGGCTACAAAAAAAGTGTCATTCGACAGTTTGACTAATGGTGTTGAATCTGTACGAGTGAAATTTTCAGCATTACAGGTAATGGCTGTAACCGCCCTCCAAAATATTACGAATTCGGCGATAGATGCCGGAAGACGGATTGTTAGATCCTTAACTATCGAGCCGGTAAAAGACGGTTTTGATGAATATGAATTGAAAATGGGTTCAGTTCAGACAATCATGGCAAGTACAGGGGCTTCACTAAAAGAAGTAAACGAGTATTTGCAGGATTTGAACACATATTCAGATAAAACGATTTATTCCTTTGCTGACATGACCAACAACATTGGTAAATTCACAAATGCAGGAGTAAAACTGGAAGATGCCGTAATGGCAATTAAGGGTATCAGTAATGAAGCTGCTGTATCCGGGGCGAATGCAAATGAGGCATCAAGGGCTATGTATAATTTCTCGCAGGCACTTTCAGCAGGCAGCGTTAAGCTGATTGACTGGAAATCCATAGAAAACGCTAACATGGCTACTGTTGAGTTTAAGAATCAGTTGCTTAAGGCAGCAGAAGCGGCGGGAACTGTAGAGAAGACAAGCGATGGCATGTATAAGGTGCTTACGAAGGATGCGAATGGTGCTTTGATGAAAGGTACAATCAGTGCCACACAGAATTTCAATGACAGTTTGTCTCATCAATGGATGACAACGGAAGTTCTTGTTAATACATTAAAAGATTATGCAGATGAAAATACAGAAATAGGAAAGAAAGCATTTGCTGCCGCACAGGATGTTAAGACATTTACGCAGCTTATGGACACGCTGAAAGAAGCGGTTGGTTCCGGATGGGCGCAGACATGGGAAACCTTATTTGGCGATTTTGAGGAAGCGAAAATACTATGGACTGAACTAAGTCAGGTGTTAGGCGGATTTATTGATGCTCAGTCAGATGCACGTAATTCCATGTTACAGGGTTGGAAGGATATGGGCGGCAGAGAAGATTTGATAGATGCTTTCCGTAATTCTTTTGAAGGGTTAGCCAGCGTTGTAAAGCCTGTAAAGGAAGCATTTAGGGAAATATTCCCGCCAATGACTGCCAAGAATTTAGCCGGAATGACAAAATCGCTCAAAGAATTTACAAGCCATCTTAAATTAAGCGAGTCTCAATCTGCAAAAGTAAAGTCTACATTTAAAGGATTTTTCGCTGCACTTGATATAGGACTTACAGCCGTAAAAGCAGTAGCTGGCGGAATAAAAGATTTGGTTGTGAATCTTACTGGTTTTGGTGATGGTATTTTGGATGTCACTGGTTCCTGGGGGGATTGGGTTAGCGGTCTCAGAGATAGTATCAAAGATACAGATATATTTGCGAAGTCGGTAAAGAAAGTTACGACATTTATTACTCCGGCAATACTGAAGATGAAAGAATTCTTTTCGATTGTAACAGAAAAAATCAAAATGCCGAGTTTCGATGAGTTTTTAGGAATTCTTAGAACTATATGGAATGTTATCACAACAATTGGGAGTAAGATTTCAGAAGCATGTTCTGGTATAGGGGAAGTTTTAGCAGATACGTTCAGAAGCGGCGATATTGCGGCTGGGCTTGACGTTTTAAATGGTGGTTTGCTTGCTGGTATTCTTATAGGAATTAAAAAATTTGTTGGCGGTATAGAGGATTCATTTGATGAGGTAAATGATATTCTCGGAAATGTTACCGGTATTCTGGATTCTGTAAGGGGTTGCTTTGAAGCATATCAGCAGAATCTTAAAGCTGGAACTTTATTGAAGATTGCCGGTGCTATTGGTATATTGGCTGCTTCAATCCTAGTTATAGCGACCATTAAACCCGAAAAACTGACAGCTTCACTTGGAGCAATTACTGTGTTGTTTGGGGAACTTATGGGTTCACTTGCCATATTCAGTAGAATAAGCGGTGATTTAACCGGGACATTTAAAGCCTGCACAGCTATGATAAGCATTAGTACAGCAGTTCTTATACTGGCAAGCGCACTAAAAAAGCTATCTTCTATAAATCCAGAAGGAATCGTGAAAGGACTCGCTGCTATTGGCGGTTTGATGGCTGAGCTTGCTCTATTTCTGAATTTCGCAAAATTAGACGGTAAGATGACAAGTACATCTATGGGGATATTGATTATTTCCTCAGCAATGGTTGTTTTAGCATCCGCTGTAAAGAAGTTTGGCGGAATGTCATGGGAAGAAATCGGGAAAGGGCTTGCCAGTGTTGGAGCATTACTGCTTGAAGTATCTGCATTTACGAAACTTACCGGAAATGCTAAGAAGGTTATATCTACGGCAACGGCTATGGTAATACTGGCATCATCTATGAAAATATTTGCAAGTGCTATAAAAGATTTTGGAGCCATGAGCTGGGAACGGCTTGGCAGAGGTCTTGCCGCTATGGCGGGAGCATTAGCAGAAGTTACAATTGCTATGCGTTTGTTGCCTAAAAATATGATTTCGCTCAGCACAGGATTACTGGTTGTTGGAGCGGCATTAAAGGTACTTGCAAGTGCCCTAAAAAATATGAGCGGTATGAGTTGGAATGAAATTGCCAGAGGGTTAGTTGCAATGGGTGGCTCCTTGGCTATTCTTGCAGTAGGTCTTAATGCTATGAAAGGCACCATCGGCGGAAGTGCGGCTATGATCGTTGCAGCAGGAGCTTTGGCAATTCTTGCACCGACACTTAAATTGCTTGGAACCATGAGTTGGGATCAAATTGCGAGAGGTTTGGTGACACTTGCCGGAGCATTCACAATAATCGGCGTTGCCGGTCTT